CAGATGGTTTTATCTTTGTTAGACAAACTCAACCTTTACCTTTTACAATTTTATCGTTATACCCAAGATTAACTACTAATGATGGATAATATGTTATATATAGTACCTTATACTGCTGAACATGGAAGATTTATATTATCATGTCAAATGAATCATAAACTTATGGATAAGGATGCACAGTATGAAGGAGATGCTATGAACTTAGTACAAGATCATTTATCTTTTACAGGATTAGTGAACAATAAACCTATCTTTGCTGCTGGTATGAAAATGATATGGGGTCAAGTAGCAGAAGGTTGGGTCATTGCAACACAAGATGTTTGGCAACATCCTATCGCAGTAGCAAAAGCAATTAAAAAAGATTTTGCCAAGGTTGCAAGAAAATATAATATTAAAAGAGTTCAAACTGCTGTAAGATCAGACTTTGACAAAGGTATAAGATTTGCAGAGTGGTTAGGATTAAAAAACGAGGGATTAATGAAACACTATGGTTTTGATGGTTCAGACCAATACAGATATGCGAGGATATTCTAATGGGATTTTTAGCTCCAGCAGCACCATATATAGTAGGTGGAACAGCATTACTTGGTATGCAACAAGTAGGTGCTATTGGTTCATATCAAGAAGCAGCTTTTAATAGAAAAGCAGCAATAGCAGAACAGAAAGCAGAAGCTCTTGAAAATCAATTAACTTTAGATTTACAAAAATTTGATAAAAAATTTAAACAACTAGAATCAACTCAAGTTGTTAATACTTTAAAATCTGGAGCAGAATTTTCTGGAACTGCAAAATTAATTAAATTGTCAAATTTATATAATGCAGAAATAGAAAGAGATATAATGAAATATAATACAGAGATAGGAAAGGCTAGAGCTTTTGAAGAAGCATCATTTGCAAGGATAGAAGGAACTCTTGCAAAACAAAGATCAAGAATGGAGCAGTTACAAATTGCTACTCAAGCAGGAGCAAGTTTATTAACAATGACAGGATAGTATGCCAAAGATACCAATATATGATATACAAGGAAGAGTAACAGCAGATGTTCCAAGTACAGGAACTATACCTAGTATTAATGTTCGTGAAAACATTTTTAGAGCAGCTAAACCAATTACTGATTTTGCTGTAAATGAATATGTACAAGAAAAAAAATTAGAAGCAGATAATAAAGCATATAAAATATTATCTGATATGTACATAGATCAAAAAGATGCTAATGGAAATATTATTCAAGAAGGTTTGTTTAGTATTCAAAGTACAACTAAAAAAAATGGAAACCCAACAGATGCAGCATTGTACCATGATAATAGTGTTAATAGTTTATATAATTATTTTAAAAATAACAAATTTGGCGATTTAGATAATTTTACTAAAAAAGCTATTGAGAAAAAATTTTTTTCTACAGCAGGTATTTTAAAAACAAAAGCTCTTGAAGGTTCAAGAATAGAACAAATTACATTATCAAAAGATGTAGATGAAGATTATATTTCTAAAGAAGCATTAGTATTAAAAGATGTAACAACACCATATATAGATATATATATTCAAAAAGTAACTGATAAAATTAATTCAAACACAAATTATGATAAAGGTCAAAAGAAAATTTTAATAAAAGCATATACTGAATTTGGTGTAACAACTTTAGCAGAAAGCATGGCAACTTCACAACCTTTTGCTTTTAAAGAGGCACTTAAAGATGGTAAATTTGATTTATTATCTGCTGAACAAAAAATAAAATTTTCTGCTACAGCAGATGAAAATATACTACAAAGTAAGTTTCAAGTATTAACAGGATCACTTGATTTACCTCCAGATGCTGCACCTGCTTTATTAAGCAGAGCTTATGACGAAATAGCAAAAGGAACATTTGGTGGTAATGAAGAATTAGTAAATTTATATAATAGTTTATCTCAAACAGAAAAAACAGAATTTAAAAGTTTCTTTAATAAAAAAGCAAGAGCTAAAAGAACTGATATGCAGTTTAGTATTTTAGCTCAAAATCAAATCATACAAGCAGAAACAGCTTTACAATCAAAAGAATTATTAGAAGAAATAGATAAAAAAAATGGTGTATTTGATCAACAAATAGAAAAATTATTTGGAGAAACTCCTATTATCATTGAACAGTTCAAAGAATTAAATGAAAAAATTGTTAATAGTAAAGGTAAATCTATTTCAAGTTTTGATACAAATTCTAAAATAATTAACTTAATTGTTAATGATGAAATTAATCAAGTAACAGATAAATTTTTATTACCAGGAGAAACTGGTGAAGGAAAATCAATTATAGAAAGATATGAAAATGGTGTTAATTTAAAAGACCTTACATTTTTAAGTTCAATGATTGATTCACAAAATAAAAATCCAGAAACATATTCTGAGATGAAAACATTTTTTGAGTTTATAGATTACTATAAAATGCCAGTTCAAGGTTCTCCTGTATTACAAGGTATTGATCCAGGTTTAGATGATAGATTAAATAATTTTAAATATGTAATGTATTCAAGATATATTAATGGTATTAAAAATGGAATACCTGCCAAAACTTTAACAGATCCTACAAAAAAAGAATTTATTGGAAAAGATGTTTTAAATTTTATGCCTAATGCAAATAAAATTTTTAAAGAAATAATTGATGAAATTAAAAAAAATAAAGCAACAAATGAATTTAATTTAGAAACAGATGCTAAAAGATTACCTGGTGAGTCTACAAAAGATTATTTAATAAGAATAGGATTAGCAAAATGACAACTTTGACTACGCAATTAGAAGCGTTAGAAAAAGGTGGATTTTCATCACAAGAAATTAGTGATTGGAAACAAGATAAAATATTAACATTAGAAAATGCTGGATTTGAAACTAACGAAATTTTAGCAGAGTTTGGTTATGAACCAATAGACAGAGGACCAATTAAAAAAATATGGGATAATATTATTTCTTTAGGTAAAGAAGAAACTAAATCAACTTATGAAAAATTATTAGAAGTAGAAAAAAATCAACCTGATAATACTTCTTTAAAAGAAAAATTAGTTGGTGAAGTTTTTGAGGTAGAAAAATATTGGGATAGAGGTTTCAATATGGGTATTATAGATTTAATTCAAAACTATCATCAGTTACCAGGTAATGATGGTACAGGTTTACCTGATGGTTATGTACTTGAGCCTTTTGAAGATACAGGTATTATTGAAAGAAATATTCAAAACCTTGCAGTTATTACAAAAGATTTACCAGTATATTTAACAGGTGCTTTACTTACAAACCTTTTAACTTGGGGTCGTGCAGGTAAAACAGGTACTGCTGCTGGTTCTGGTTTTTTTGCAGGTTCAATTAGAGAAACATATTTAAATATGCTGCAAGAAGATAAGGTTCATAGCTGGTCAGAGTTTTGGGATATTTATACAAAAGAAGGAATTAAAGCTGGTTCAACAGAAGCAATACAATTAGGTAGTGCTTTTAAATTAGGAAGTTATGGAAAAAACTTTTTATCTAAACTTTTATTAAGAGTAGGTGGATTTGAAGGATCAGGTGCAATCATAGAACAAGAACTACCTAGTAAAGATCAATTAATTGATTCTACAATTTTATTTGGTGTATTTGGATTAGCTGAATCAGGCGGTGCAAAAGTTGTAAATACAATTAAAAAAACAAATAACAATGCAATAGATGTATTAACAGATTATGTAGCTGATAAAACAGTTGTCGAAGATTTATCAAGTAAAAATATATTAATACCAAGAACTTATGAAAAACCAAAATCAGAATCTGTATTTAAAGAAGATAGTTTTAAAAAAGATATTAAATTAGAAACAGAAGCTGAAAATAAAATTTTAAATAAACTTCGTTTTGAAAAAGAAGAAGTAACTGTCAAAGGAACTAAAAATAAATTAACTCAAGAATTATTAGATAGACATCATCCAATACTTCGTATGGTTAGACAAGTAGATAAAACAAAAAATAGAACTAAACAATTAAGTATCTACGAAAGATTTAGAACTCTTGTTGGTATGCAGCATAGAGCTGGACACTTTATTGAAATAGGAACTTTAGATAAAAATTTAAAAATAAATGGCAAATCTTTTAAAGAGGTACTAAAACCTATAGGTAAAGATAAAAAATCATATTTAGAATTTAATACTTATAAAGTTGCTAAAAGAACTATTGAATTAGAAAAAAGAGGAATTAATCATACACTTGATTTAAAAGCAGCTCAAGAGGTTGTAGCTAATAAAAATTTAATTAAGAAGTATGACAAAATATCTAACGAATTAGATGCTTATAATTTAAGAATATTAGAATATGCAAGAGATAGGGGTTTAATAACTAAAGAAGCATTTGAGGCGATAACAGAAGCTAATAAAAATTATGTTCCTTTCTCAAGAGTTATTGAAGCAAAAAAGGTTGAAAAAGGTTATACTGAAAATGTATTTAATCCTCTTAAAAAAATTAAAGATGGTAAAGAATTAGATATTATTGATCCAATAGAAACTGTATACAATAATACATTTCACATTATAAAACTTGCTGAAAGAAATGCAGCTCTTATAGAATTTTTTGATTTTGTTAAAGCAAATGAAAAAATATTTCCAGATATTAAAAAGAAAACAACAGGTAAAGAAATAAAAATAGAAAGAAAAGAACTAGAATCTATATTAGACACTACATCTAAAAATTTTATATCTGATAAAGCAATAGAAAATTTTAAAGTATTTAGAAAAGAATTTTTACAACCTGATGAAACTTCTGTGGGTGTAATGAGAAATGGTAAGTTTGAAATTTATGAAGTTGGAAAAGAATTAGCTAACGCTTTAAAAGATTTTGACCCAAGAGCTATGGGTGATTATATTAAAATGTTTAGATTAAATGCTCCTGCAAGATGGTTAAGAGCAGGTGCTACTGCATCACCTGACTTTGTATTTGCTAATATATTAAGAGATACAGTTTCTGCTTCTGTATTCAGTAAATATGGATTTGTACCTTTATGGAGTTCATTAGAAGGAGCTATAACTTTGGTTATGGGTAAATCAGGATTATCAAAAAAATCACAACAGATATATCAAAAGTGGGTTAGATCAGGTGGTATGCAATCTACTTTAATTTCTCTTGATAGAAATATATTTGATAAACCAGCTTTTGAAATTTTAAATAAAGGACCTGTTAGAAATTTACTTAAAACACCATTAGAGTATTTAAGAATAGTATCAGAGTTTTCAGAAAATATGACGAGAATATCTGAATTTGCAAGAGCTTATAAAAAATCTAAAAAAATAGGATTAACAGAAAAAGAAGCTATTGAAAGAGGCGGATTTGAATCAAGAGATATAACTATTGATTATTCTAAAATGGGTTTAAAAATGAAAGGATTAAATCAAATAGCTGCATTCTATAATGCAAGACTACAAGGTTATGCAAAAATTTATGATGCTTTTAAACAAAGACCAGCAAGAGCATTTACTATGATTACAGGTGCTATTATACTTCCATCTATATATTTTTGGTTAGCAAACAAAGATGATCCTATTTATCAAAGACAACCAAGATGGGTAAAGGATAATTATTGGGTAGTTGTGCATGATGGTGTGCCATATAGAATATCTAAACCTTTTGATCTTGGTGTAGTGTTTGGTACAGGTACAGAACAATTATTAGATTGGTTAAACAAAGAACATCCAGATCAAATTAATGATTTTATTTATGACTTTGGAGTTAATCAATTAAAAAATATAAATCCAACTCCTACGTTTCTAACTCCTTTTATAGAAGCATATATGAATAAAAGTTTTTTTACAGGTAAACCAATCGTTCCAGATTATATGGATAAAAAATTATTATCTAAATATCAATACACAACCTATACATCTGAAGTTGCTAAAGGTATATCAAGAGCTATCAATACTATGATTGGAAATGATTATACTCAATTAGATAATCCTATATTTATTGATAATTTTTTAAATGCTTGGTTTGCTAGTTTAGGTAGATTTGTCATACAAATGACAGACAAAGGTTTAGTAGAGTTTGGTATTATAGAAGATCCAATTAAACCTACAGACAATTTAACAATTATACCAGGTATTAGAGCATTTAATTTAAGAGACCCAAGTGGTGGATCTGAATTTATAACTGATTTTTATGAAGAGTTTGCTAAAATAGATAAAGATATTGGAAGTATATTAGCTTTAGAAAAACAAGGTAATATACAAGAAGCTCTTAAAATTAGAGAAAAGATTAATATGAAAGATAAAAATGTTCTTCAATTATTGAATATAAGAGATGCTTTAAAAGAAATAAATTATGTTATAAGAAATATATATAATACTAAAAAATATACCCCTGATGAGAAAAGAGAATTAATAGATGCTCACTATCTTTTAATGATAAAAACAGCAAAAAGAGGACTAGATATGATGTATTATAAGGTTGATAATGATAATAAATAATAATATAGAGAAACTAATATGACAATATCTTCAACTACAGTAAAAAATTCATATTCAGGTAATGGAAGCACAACAGCTTTTGCCTACACA